GGGAATTCTACGCTGATAAATTTCGTTTTTCATGCGTTCTATAACTTGCTGTGCTCTCGGCCCACTTAGGCTTCCAGTGTCTATGTAAAACACTCTGCGTTCCGGTGCACGTACCACACGATAAATCAAGATACAGTCTTCCAACAAATCTTTTTGTTTGTAAACCTTGTAGATACTTTCCAGTATCGACGTGCCAAAAGGCCATTGGCTGTCCATACCTTCACTTAGACTGAGATGTACTACGTGTGTTGCATCAACAGCAAGTTGATTAGGTTGCAGGTCAAATCTGCTGGTTCTACTGCCTGGGCTGCTGCTGATACCATAGTTTATAGTACCTGCCCCTGCTGCTGGATTTGAACTACGCGGATAGCCGCCGGGAAAACTGTATTGGTCGTGTATCAACATGTTGCTGCCAACCAGTGTTTGTAAATTCAAATCTATATCTTTAATTACATATTGTTCAGCACTTTTGCCTTTGTCTTCGTTGACAATTATTTTTTCAACTTTGGTAGGATCTATCCAAATTAATTTAAAAGTTTCTGGATCACGTATGTAAATCTGATCGCCATATTTTAATGTATTGCGAAATGCTCGCCACAAGCGCTGATGCCATCTATTCAGTTTGCACCATTGTCGCAACATATCTTTTAACAGGGTAATTTCTGTTTCTGTCATGCTGTCGTTGTAAACGATTTGAAATGGCTGCTCACTAGCTTCATAGTTTTGTACCGAATAATCAGCAAGTACATCTAGACCTTTGCTGATTTCACTGTCGAGATCCATTTGCTCATACTGGATATATCTCTCAACTCTATTAGGTGCACCGCTGTATACCTCTGGCAGAAAACTGGAATATTTTGCGCCAGAGCCGGCAGATGTTCCTGTGTTAGAACTACCATTAGAAAGTCGTTGATTAAGTTTTGATTGTGTTGGTACTGCTGAAAAGTATTTCTTCCATGATGCCATAAGTGCTTGACCTATTTTCCTTATAGCATCTATTTACCGTGCGATTTATATGGTATGGTTAAAACAATCTGCCGCTGGATGATATAGCATTTTCTAGTCGGTCAAATCCGCTGTCATTGATATCTACAGATCTTTTAGCATAGTCATTGGCAATTTCCAGCAATTCTATCATGCGCTGAAATTGCTTCATGCTTTTGTCGTAATACTCTGCAGCAGCATCAATTTGCACGGTTCGAACCGGCTGTACCTCACCCGGTGTGTTTGTAGGCAATAAATTGTTGGTGCCAGCTGATGCACCAGCTTGTATAATAGTTGCTAGGCTAGTTTGTGGTGTCGGCGATGATCCTAAACCAACAAAATTACCAATCGTAGATAAAATGCCCCCTGATTGAGTTCGTTGTAGAATGTCTATTGCAGTTTTCAGTTTATCAATTCCTGAAAAATCTACTTTAGACAAGCTTTCAATTGCTCGTATAGCCATTGGCATGCTGTCTGCAAGCAGCTTCAATGCTTCGGCTGTTACTTTTAATGGTTCGCCTACACTGGCGAATCGTTTGAGTTTTTCCACTGGGTCTTCTTGAAATAATCCTAATAGTCCATTTACTAGCCCGCCCAATCCTTTAATTAGTTCGCCGCCTGTCAGCTGAACTAGACCCAATGCAAGGCCTCCCATGCCCTGTCCAACGGCCGACAACGCATTTCCATCCAACGTTGCAAAGCCTGTTAAACTGGTTGCAGCAGCAGTCAGCGCCAAAGAGCCAGCAAGAATTAACGGCGAGACTGCACCTGCCCCAGCGCTTAAAGCAATTATGCCGCCAAGAGCCACTGCTGCTTTGGCCATGGTTTGCCAATTGATTTCTTGCATTAACTGTAGACCTCTACCAGCTTGGATTAGTCCCAGACCAATTGCACCAATTGCAATACCAAGTGCTATGCCTCCAACTGCAATAAGTGGTGATTCTGGGCCTGCGAAAAGAGCAGCAGCACCAAGTGCTACAATGCCTACACCCGCCTTGGCCATGGTTTGCCAATCGATTTCTTGCATTATTCTCAGACCTTTGGCTGCTACCCATAGCCCTGCTCCTATAGCACCTACTGCAAGGCCAAGTGCAATGCCTCCGCCAATTATTTGAGATTTTTGGTTGCCTGCAACTGCTGCAGCTACTCCTACACCGGTAATGGCCACAATAGCTTTTCCCATTGAACCCCATTCAACTGTGTTGAATTCTTTAAAGGCTTTGGCTGCTACCCATACTGCTGCTGAAATACCTAGTAATGCTGCTACTCCTTTTAATACATTTGGTTTGCCTAATGCAGACAAGCCTTCTCCCACACCAGTTAATACCGATTTAACCACTGTGCCAACACCTCTGCCCAGCCCTGACAGTGCTCTGCCTAAACCTCCAAGCATTCTGCCCATTCCACCACCTTGACCGGCAATATCTCTGGATGTGTTTGTTGATGATCCCCATCGGAAAAATCGACTTAAAAGACTTCCTCCTGCGCCCATCATCCAAGACATTGCCGTGGGCAATACTTTTTTCACAATCATCAAAACAGCGCCAGTAGTTAAAATAGCTGCTATAGTTGCACTGCCTGTTGGTGCTATTGCATTGCCTTGGTTGTCTGTGTTTGAATTGCCAAACAAGCTATTAAAACCCTTGGACACCCATTGGATAACCCCACTCAACTTGTCAAAACCATATGCTAATGCATCAACAACTGGCAGTACTATATTCTCCAATGACAGTGCAAGGTGGCTGAAAGAATTTTGCATTCTAGCTGTGGCAGCACTCAACCGGTTTTGTGTTTCCAAGCGTCGTTTTGCATCCTCATAATTTTTCAGTCTATTGGCTTCTTCTTGCGACAGTGTCTTGGCATCTTTTTTCATTCTTAATTGTTCAATGTCATTGGCTGTTTGCGTACTTTGCATCCATGTATCAAGTTGCTTTCCTGCTTCTGGAAACTTGACCATGAGATCCGCCACTTTACGCGGATCTAAATTGCCAATTGCTTGTCTAGCTCTAGTAGCAGCTTCTGGATCTCCTTCGCCTGCTTCACGGAGAGCTTGATATAAGCCAGGCACTTGGTTGACAATGGTAGCCATATCGCCTGGTAAGGTAGCCATGCTACCACCCGCCAATTTTATTTGAGCAGCCATAGAAGCCATTTCGTTACCGCTGGCACCAAATTGTGCTGAAAAAGATGACATTGTTTTGGCAAATTGTGTTGGATCTGGCATTATACGAGCCAGCACACTGACATCTGGCAGTTTCATTATTGCGTTGGTATTTTTGGCAATTTCATCACGATTTTGACCAGTAGCTTCGGCTAATTCATTATAGTTCTTTATCAGGTCTCTACCGCTTTTAGTTATCTCTTCGTTAGACATTTTTGTCAATTTGCCAGTGCCTCGAATTAGTTCAACCGAATCTAAAAATGCATTGCTGGCTTCTTCCTGAGTCATCATAAGATCGGCTCCGCCTTTGGTAGAGTCCATAAACATTTTGTTGACTTCTACAAGACGTTTGGTTCCTAAACTGGCTGCTGCTGCGGCATGCTGAGTAAGTATGCTGGCAAATTTATCCACACTTAATCCTGCAGTATCGGCTGCATCTATCAAACCTTGCATGCCATTATCAAACAATAATCCTGTAGAATACAGCGAAATTAATGATTTATTGGTGTCTTCTAGTTTATGATAAAGAAAGTTAAATCCTTCAGTTATCAAGCCCAATCCTATAACTGCACCAGCCAACGGAAATTTCATATATTTAAGTTGGTCTCCGGTGCTCTTTAACCCGCCCGAAATACTGCCAAATAATGATTTGCTGTCTACTGAGAAAATAACGGATTTAAAACTACTGACGATAGATTTCTGAAGATATTCCATTTGCTGTTTATTAGCTCTGGTATTTTCTTCGACTGCTCCTGCTATCTGCCGGTCACCGGCACTGGGGGGTCGTGGTCTGTCAGGCGCTAGATCACCAGCCAGCTGCCTAATCTCGTCCAGTATTGCATTGTCAGTTTCGCCTTTTTTTGTCAAGATACCCAACAGCTTATTGCTGTTCTGCATACGCTTGTCTATTGAGAATAGTGTTGTTTCGGTTGCCCAATCAGGAATATTTCCTGGTCTTACTATACCGTCTATAATCACATGATCAACCATTAACTTTCTTTCGCATTTAAATTAAATATATGTTTTATACGGGTAAATATGCACGTATATGTCTTATTTATAGAGGTAAAAATGTCTCAAAATCCGCTTCAACAGTTTTTCCGACAACCGGCGCTGTATATGAATCTTCCCACTAAAGGACGCTGGTATACGCCAGATGTTGTAGAAACAACCGAAGACAAACAGATTGCTGTTTACCCTCTCAGTGCTTTAAATGACATCATGCTTAACACGCCCGACGCCATGTTGAACGGCCAGGCCTTAGAAAGTGTTTGCAAAGACTGTGCCCCAAGTATCAAAAATGCCAAGCGTTTTATGTTGCCAGATCTAGAAGCACTTTTTGTTGCAATC